CGCTACATGCAGGGGTGAAGGCAAAGTTAAACTACACGTCGAGCGTGACATGGCAAAATTCCCCGACGATCTGCGGGTACGACAATAACTAAAGGAGAATGAACGATGATTAAATTTGGATTATTTACAACCGTAGAAGGACACGAGGATGCCGAAAGAGAACTCGATGAAATCTTTGAAACCCTCATGTCCTATGCGAACGAGTCGCCGTCTACCGACGAAGCCCCGGCGATTGGCGTCAGGAATCTCATGCGATCAGTAATGAGTGCAGAGAGATTCCGAAAGTACGGGGCTACTGATACGGTGTGCGACGAGGCTCTGGTTGTGGCGATCAACGAGAGACTTAATACCAATATAGGTAGATGGACCCTATAACCCCCGCAGCTGGGGACGGAGGCGGACATGAGCGCGATTAAAGAGTTGATCGATGCCGTACAAGGCACACCGATAATCAGATTTGACGGGTTGGCACAGGCAGCCACAGTCGAACTCGCCGCCCTCGAAGCTGACAGCAGGCGGTTGGAGAAAGTAGTTGCGATAAACTCCGAGGATGAAATGTATCCGTACGATGTCATGCAACTCCAAAGGTTCTTGGATGATGACGGCAACCTGACATCGGAGTGGGGCTATCGGATTCTGACGCGCAAAACGATGGAGGTCATCAGGAATGGGGCGAGAGGTTTTGCTACCTGGCGCGATGCCCTGGACGCTGGATTTATTGACATCGACGACGCGATCAGCCGTGACGACAAGCCGGGGGCGGTGCATGAATGAGTTGGCATATTTGACAATACATTAATGATGTGCTATCATTATCTTATGAATTATAAAATTTCAAATCAATGGGTAGCGGGGTTTTTTGATGGAGAAGGTTCCGTTTCTGTTATAAGACGACAGCGCGGAAATTTTATTGAGCATTTTCTTAGTGTTCAACTAGGACAGCAAGATAGAACTCCACTAGATTTAATTCATGCTAAGTTTGGTGGTTCTACATGTGATAGTATGACTAAATCTGGCTGTCATCGATGGAGAATTCACGGTAAAGAAGCAGAATTATTCCTGAAAGCAATTCGAAAATATAGCATAGTTAAACGCAGACAAATTGATCTTGCCCTAAAAATTCGAAAACTTATTGGAAAACCCGGTCATCGTCTTAATCCACAAATTTGGGCTAAACGAGAAAAACTCTGGATTGAATTGCAAAAAGTTAAGGGGAAATTATGACATGGTATTTATCCCTAACAATGATAGCGGAATTAGAGAACTTGCACTCTTCGCTGGTGCTGGTGGAGGAATTCTCGGAGCAAAACTGCTTGGACACCGAATCGTGTGCGCAGTTGAAATCGAACCGTATTGCCGAGAAGTCCTGTTACGGCGACAAGAAGAAGGTATCCTCGAAGCCTTCCCAATCTGGGATGATGTGCGAACCTTCGACGGAAAGCCGTGGCGTGGAATCGTGGATTGCATCTCTGCGGGTTTTCCGTGTCAACCATTCTCGATCGCAGGCAAGCGACGGGGAGCCGACGACGAACGGAACATGTGGCCTGAAACAATCCGTATCATTGGCGAAGTACGACCTCGATACGCGCTCTTGGAGAACGTTCCAGGGCTGCTTGTTTCAGGATACATGGGGCGCATCTTTGGAGATATTTCCGAACTGGGGTATGATTGCCGGTGGGGAGTTATCGGGGCTGATGATGTCGGAGCACCGCACAGACGGAAACGATTGTGGATTCGTTTATTTGACTCCGACTGTACAACAAATAGCCGGGGGAGAGGACAGAGTAGAAAAGCGGACAGCATATCGGGAATCGATAGGACGGCATTATGTACCGGGGAGTCTGGCAGAACAAATAATGTGGACAACCCCGACCAGTGGGGACACGGGTGGTCGGAACACGAAATACAAACAGGGCGGAACTCCGCTATCGATGCAAGTCAGATGGCCGTCCCCGAAGTCCCGCGATTACAAGGGCATGAGTCAGCGGGGGATACATGCACCGGGGGACTGCCTGCCAAATGCCGTTGCACATGGTGGGACATCGACCCGGCAGACTTACCCGACTCCGAAAGCATCGGACGGGGAGTTCGGGCTTCCGAGAACGACGGGCAGACCGCCGGAGAAAGCGCAACACCTTGCGACTCGAATAGCTTACCCGACACCGAAAAGGCAATGTGCGAACAGTCCGGGAGAGCATGGACAGGGGGGGAAGGATTTACAGACAGTGATAGGGGGACAGCTAAATCCTTCGTGGGTCGAGTGGCTCATGGGGTGGCCTATCGGGTGGACCGACTTAAAGCCATTGGTAACGGGCAGGTTTCACGAGTGGTTAGAGAAGCATGGAATCGATTGGGCGGTGCATGAATGAACGGCATCGAGCATAACGTGGTGACAAGCCAGCGCATAGGCGACGAGGCGGCGCAGGGCAAGCTGTTCTGATCGTGATTAAGACAATGAAAATCCTGCGAGTATTCCCACGACGAACTAATGCCACTCCCGACGATGAACTGGTCAGGGTCGGTTCGCCGTCCCTCTTTAAGCAGGACTGCGATGAAGTCCATATCAGTGTTGCCTTTACATGGGATTTACCAGAGGCGAATCGACTCCGGGATGAATACGAAGCGCAAGGATACACGGTCAAGATAGGTGGTCCCGCAACGGGCATGAGGGGAGAGGACTTCACACCGGGGATGTATTTGAAACCGGGTTATGTGATTACGTCGCGGGGCTGCCCGAACCGATGCTGGTTTTGCAGCGTCTGGAAGCGCGAGGGTACGATCCGGGAATTGCCGATTACTGAGGGATGGAATATCCTGGACGATAATTTGTTAGCTTGTTCTGAGAAGCATATCGCGACAGTTTTTGAAATGCTTAGAAGGCAACGACATGCTCCGGAATTTACAGGCGGTCTCGATCCCCGATACATGACGGTCGAGATCATGCGGGAGATTCGCGTATTAAACCCAAAGCAGATTTTCACGGCCTATGATTCCGACGATGATAAAGAGTTTGTCGAGAGGGCAATTATGAATTGCTGGCAAGCTGGGTTCACACAGGCAAGTCATTCAGTCCGATGTTTTGTTTTGATCGGCTTTTCGCATGATACTTTCGATGAGGCTACGGAACGGTTGGAATGGATTATGAGTCTTGGGGCGATCCCGATGGCGATGCTTTATCGGAATCAAAATAATCAGACAAATCCCCAGTGGAGAAAATTACAGAAGCATTGGGCAAGGCCGGGATTCAGAAGTCTTACGAGCCAGAGGGCAAGCTGTTCTGAGAGGGAGCGCGGGGGAGTGAATCGTGGTGTTGTATGACTAGGAGGTTTTAAGGAAGAGGGGAGGAACCGCCCGCGCCCCCGTGTTTATTTTTCAGCCAGCGTTGCCGTCGCCCCTTTTACCGCCCCGTTGAGCTTCTTCAGGATCCGCTCGGACTCCTCTTTGTTCTCCTGCAATTTCTTAGTGACCTCATTGGATTTGTCTTCGATAGCCTGAATCCTGAGTGTCCGCTCGATAATCCATTTTGCGATTAGCATCTTACTTTCCACCTTCCGTCGGTTCGTCACCCAGGAGTTTGATCCGGGCTTCGAGCATGAAATCGTGAGCTTCCGCGCAATGCACCCTTTGATCCATCTGCATGACCTCTAAGATTTTAAGCTGGTCACTTGCTGTTTGGGCAATCGCAGAACCATTGATGGTTTGCAACTCTAAATGTTTAACAATTTTCTTTTTAATAGTCAAGTAAATGTCGATCACAATCCAGATGGAAAAGATACTGATTGTGAGGGAAAGCCCGATGCGGTTGACAAGCCCTTCAATAAAATCCAGCGTTGATAATTCCATTAAGAGAATACCTTCTTTATTTTCTTCCAGGCGCGCTTAGTCCACTTTGAGAACTTACGCACTTTGGATTTGAGAAAATTCACGTCGAATATTTCCTCGGCTGTATCCTCGAATAGCTCGCGGATTAAACCGGGAATAATCGGTATGCCGCTTTCAAGGCCGATGCGCTCGATCTCATTCGTGAGCTTCGTAATCGGTTCGTCAAGGATATAGAGGAAATCGTCTAAGTCCATCGCTTCACCTCTCAGGTAAAGGCCGGTACGATTTTTTCCATTTAGGTTATTGCCCCGCTTACTCGCCCGCTCCATGCGTTAAACTGAATCGTATCCAATCCCAACCGCTGCGTCGTTACTTGTGCCTTGATTTCGACAATGTCGCCCTGCACGACGGCTTCCGATACCGCTCCGCTTTTCACTCCCGCAGTCCCGTCTGTATTCGTGAATGAATCAGTCGGACTGCTATTTTTATAAAGCGTCACGGTAATCGTGTCCGCGCTGATATCCGGCGTCCAAACATTTATGTTAATCGCGATCCAGTCGATTGTACCCGGAGTCGCTATTATATTTATGACACTCGCACTTAAAGCTGCCGCTATTACCGTTACAGGGGCAAAACCGGCGGCCAATGATTGTACGGAAACAAGCCCCAAGTCAGCCGGAGCGACTTCCTCCAATGCTGTTTTCCCTGCATTAATTTTGTATATATTCCCTGCGGTGACGTAAGTATCCGGCGTGTCTGTGAGGTCTACAAAGGCGACATCCCGCTGCCCTGACCCGGGAGTAGTGTCGGTATATTTGAGTGCCCCCACGCCTATTGTGGACGGCTTGGCTGGCCTATGATTGATCGCCCGTCTGATTTGCGCCTGGATTTCGTCGGCCAGTGTCCGGTTTCGGGTCAGGCGGTTATCTACTGAGTCCCACGGCATTAGTCGATCACCGCCTGTACCGTCGATAGGATCGTACCCGTCGCTTCACTAATCCCCACCGGGCCGATTGCAAACGAATACTCCCGGAGCACGCCGGTATAATCGACGACCGTGTCGTTGTCCTCATCGCAGGCAATCGTAATGCCAAGCTCCGGTGTGCCGGGCAGTACGCCCTGATAACTGTACCGGCGCATCTCGGACATCCGCAAGTAAGTCAGCAAAAGTATCCGCGCCATGCTTTGCGCAGCCGGACCGGACGCGGCACCAAGTTTGACACTCTTCACGCGCTGGCAGCCTGCTACCCCGGTCGACGCCTTCACGCCACCCCGGAGCTTTTCATAACTCGCGGGTGCCACTAACTTTGCCGCATCGCCCGCGCCTGTGGAAGCCAGTTGACAACGAGCGTATTTGATTAAATTGCCGAGGATTTCGATGTCATGCAGCACTGCATAATAATATTCCCCTGATGTTTTCGGGCCGGGCATGTAATCCCACACAAGCCGGATCGCGTTTACACGACGCTTGGCAAAGGCAAGGGCTTCACCTTCGACCCACGAACCTTCGGCAGCCGGTGTCCCTTCCATCGAAAAGCCGAGGTCAACCCAGGTAGAAGCGTTCCGTGTCGCCGCGCTGGTAGTGTCGTAATTGTCACAACCGTATACGCGCACAACCCAAGTAAAGGTCGTGTTATCGGTGCTGCGATTCCATCCCTCGATTGCCCTGTAATTTCCGACCGCGAGTTTGATTTTATCAAGGTCAATTGACGGCGGTGTCGTGCCTGTGCCAAAAAAGAAATCAGCGAAGTTAATAGACGCGCCGGGATTCTCATTCGTCCAGATCGCCCCGACCTTGCTGTCGTTTTTCCCGTCGCAAGTCCACTGCATATCATCGTTACCGGCAGCCGTAACGGTCGTATGGGAATCCCATCCCCACGACGCGCCGCCTTTTTCAACGCCCCAGTAAGCAGTTGGACTTGTGCCGCTGTCTGTGGCGGCCTGATGCCATGAATACGTTTTGCAGGCGCGGTTAAGGTTCTGGTCATCGCTGAATTCAACCCGGATCGCTGAATAGACATCCGCAAGCGTGAACTCATGCTCCACCCGCGACGTGTTCGGAAGCGTGAAACTGGACGTGTCATTTGCCAAAACTGTCAGACGGAATTTCCCGGTCGAATGCTTGTACCAAAACTTAATCTCATTCTCCAAACCCACGGCGGCAAGAAGCTCCTGAATCGCATCGAAGGCGTATTGCTGTTTTTTCTGCGGGTCGTAATCGTAGCGGTTAACTTTCAAGGCGGCGGTCGTGCTGCTTAAATCTAAATCACCGGCGACGAACCCCGGCCCAAAGTTGGCAGCCGTGCCGGTCATTATCTTTGTCACCACATCGTTCAACGAAATAGGTACTGAGGCAGCGTCAAGTGAGCTGTCCTCGTCGTAAACCGAGCAAGTGGCTCGATACGTGCCTGCCGCCGGATCGCGTAACACGAAGCATCCCAGCGCGTCGTGGACGTCGAATTCAGCCCCGCGCCTCACCGTTTTCCAGGCCGTGCCGCCAAGCGGGTCGTTTTGGAGGTCGAGTGCCGCCGGAGCGATTTGCTTGCCGAGCTTTTCGTAGACCGTGACGCCCTCCGCATGAGTAGCCGCCGCCGTACCCAACTGACCACGGACGCAGTTATACAAGCGGTATTTTGTGTCAGCATTTGAGTTGTCATATCCGTCAAAATATATCCATTCCGAATCAATCTTAATCCAGCCGCGAGGGACAAAGCCCTTTGTCGTGCTCGTTAAAATAATCGTTGTGGCAACAGCCGATAGCACCGTGCCTACTCCGTCCGTGTACAAGACATCATTCGCGCCCGCGACGTAACACTCTAACCCCGTAGCATCGTCCGGGTCAGGCCAAAGCGTGCTGCCCTGAAAGGTGCCGTAAGCAGCCGTCGCCTGCAAGGGCATGTTTGTCAGCGCATACTTACTTGATTCCAGCGTCCAGATGTCATTTCCGGAAGCATCCACGCACAAGGCCTGTCCGAGAATCCCATCCCATCCCATGCACTCGACAACCAGATAATTCCCTTCCTCAAAAGTCTTGTAAAGCGGCTTGCTGTGGACGTATCCCCGGAAGTGGTAAGCCGCGCCTTCGACAACCGTAACCGTGCTGTTGAGTTGACAGGCGTTTGTCAGGTCGGCGGTTTCGATGCTGTAAATCGAAAGTACATCCGTCCTGATGTAAAGCGTGGCGGTCGAGATCGAATCGAAGGCGTGTTGCTTTGTAAATGTCTCGACCGGGATGTCCGTGGCGGTTTTCCCCAGAGCGGGATCGGCATTGAGGTTATAGGTGGGATTACTGAATGTGACTGTTATTTGCGGCATTCGCTATAAAGCCTCGCGTGACACGCCCCGCAGTACGGGCATTCGATCTGTTCTTTTACCGCATCAATCGGCATGACCGCTACCCATTCCTTCTGGCATACGGGGCAGTAAACCCATGCTGTTAACCATTTAAAGCGGCTCATAGTGCTTTTCCTAAAAGGCTCGTCTGCGTAACGATGGTGTCGATCTTGAAAACAAGCGGGTAATACGCGCCCGGGTCAAGCGGCATTTTCCCCGCCGCCATCATCTCGGGCGGCACATAAACCAGATATCCCTCCATGATCCGGTAGTATGAATCCGCCGTTAAATCAATCGGTGACGTAACCGCCTCGTCCTGAATGTAAAGTGAGTTTCGATATAACTTCCAGTCCTGCAATAGCTGGAAGTTCGCGTAAGTGCAGGCGATCTGCGTAATCCCGACTGTCAGCTTGGACGGCCCCTTGTAAGTCATGTCTTTTTTGTGGAGCGCGCCGTTGATATCGGGGTAGACAGTGTCGTATTCAAATTCCGGGCCATAATTATGGAGCGGCTCTGTCAGTGTCAGATTCCGCAAGAGATGATAGGCGGTCGCGGCTGTGCCGGGAGCAACGGCGGATTGCGAGGCTCGAATCCAATATGCGGATTTAGTATCAACCGTTGTGGCTGCCCAATCGCCGGGAACGCTCCATGCAAGATAGCCCGATACGCTGAATGAGGATGTATTGTTAAAAAGCGCCGTCAACGCCGTCCATGCGCCATTCCAATATTCAAAAGTGAAAGTCCCATACCCGACGCCTGCCGTGGCAACGCGAAATCCGACATAAGCGAAGGTTGCATCGGCACCGACGTAAACATAATCGTTTGAATCCGTCCAGAGCGTAAAGGGAGTGCCGCCGATGCTCGTGGCTTCCGCGTCATTATTCGTAAAAGCGGCACCATTATAGACGCGGCAATATTGGATGTTACCGTCATATTGCGTAATTGTTATCTGTCCAACTGCCATTAGCTGTACCCCTTTAACTGCCCCTGCTTGCGGACTTGCTCAACGAGATCATCCATCCCTACCGCGCCCACCTGTGCGATGAGGCTCTTAACGGCGTTCGACAGCGCGGTTGCGAGATCGCCGGGATTGATCACCTTGACGTGTACCGGATTTTGCGGAGTGTCGCCGCGCTGTTTCTTCTGGAATAATCCGCCAAGCAACGCGCCGATAGCAGCACCGGGTGCTCCAAAGGCAGAACCGATAAGGGGCAGCGCTTCGGCAAGGCCAAATTTACCGCCGCCTGCCAAAGTTCCCGCTACCTGCGCGCCTGCGTTCATCAGGAAGTCATTGGACATGAGGGCGTCGTACCAGGAATCCCCGCCGTCCGCTTTATATCCTTTCGTACCGGGCTTCCCGGCACCGCGCTTCGCGGCTGCGGCACCTGAAAGATTAAGGCCGCCATAAAGTCCCGCGCTACCAAGACGTGGCATACTCCATGAAGAGGGAGCTACACCGGCAAAAGGCGATATTCCTTCAGGCTGATTAAACGGTATGTCCGCGCCAAAAACCCCGCCCTCAGCCCTGAGATTCCCGGCAGCATCGTATAGATTATTCCACATGCGAACAATCAAGGCATCGGTTATAGCGTTGTTCCAGATATTGAACACTTCTTTGATTTCTTCTTTGGGAACTGTCCCGCCTCCGCCGCCGCCTAAAGCAGCTAATGCATCTCTGCGCTCTTTATCCTTCATCATTGCCCATATAGCATCGCGTTCCCGCTCTTCAACTGCACCGATATCAAAATAAGGGCCGCCGCGCTGAATTAAATCACCATAATCCGTATGTTCTGGTGACCTATACCTATTGGTTCCTTCATCGATTCCAGTAGCCTTAGCGATCTCGCTTACACCATAATATGTAAGCGCAGCAGCACCAACGACTATTCCAACCGGCCCTGCAACGGCGAGCCATGCAGCCGCTGCTTCTGTTTTCAATGCGATAAAGGCGAGTTTTAAAAGTCCGATTGCCTTCCCGATATTAGCTGCCGCCGTTGTAACCGGGCCGACGATGGCTACTAATCCGAGAATGGCTAATTGTGAATTTTTCGCTGCCTCACTTTGTTCGCCCCATTTTGTTACCAAGTCCCCCAGCGTATCAACCAGCGGAATCAGCGTATCCGTTATCAGCGCGTTTATCGTCGGCACTATCGCCGTCGCCACATCGCTCTTTAATCCCTTCCACGCGTCCGTGAGTTTCGCAACGCTTTCCTCGCCCTTCAACACGTCCGCGCTCATCGCAACCGCCGCCGTGCCAAGCGCGATTATCGGCATGGTCACGTTATGCGTCCAGATGCTTCCGAACCGACCGGCCTTTTCCGATAGTTGTAATAACGACTGCGAGGACTTCTGAAAAGCGTCGTCAACTTTAGCGGCGGCTTCCTCGCCCTTTTTCTGGACGCCCGCGAGCTGCTCGTTGACTTCCTCGGTGCCGTCGATGACTACTTTGGTATGTAATGTCGGATCGCCGTAAGTCATGTATTTTGCATCCTCTTCATTCTGTCGGCTTCGGCTGAGTTCATCTCATTTGACATCAAACTCATCGCATCCGTATACCATGCCGGCTGTTCGCCCCAACTCCCCCGCTCCAGTAAATGCCCGTCCTTGTACGCCTGATAAAGCTCCGCGAGATACCGCATGAACGGGCTTATTCGCTTCCAGACGCATCCCCTGATAACGGTTGGGTTTCGACATCCGTTGTCGGTAATGGTAAATCCGACTTCAATTCCGGTTCGGCAGCCACAGTACCGCTCGTCTCCGGTGCAGGTGAAGTCTCCGTAGACGAGTCCGGCGTAAAACCCATTTCCTCGGTTTCCTCCTCGGTGATTATGCTGGCGGTTGTGGCCTTAATCTTGATATCGTCAAACAGAGTCATTGGAAATAAATCGAGGCAGTAATCCTTCACGCGGGTATAGATGTTTTTCCCAATATTGACATCCTCGTATTCAACTTCGAGTCCTTCGAGTCCCGAAAGTTCAATGAGGGAAAAACCTATCACATCGTAAATGATGCCGCCCTTGTTGGTGCCGAGGATCGGAAAGCCCCGGTCATCCGTCCCGATTCGTTCAAGGTTCTCGGTCTGGATATGCGCCCGGAGTTGATTCGTGAGCGGTTGGATCGTGTACCGAACGTCCTCAAACGTGTGCTCTTGCTTCTGAAATCTTACTGGCAATGCTTTCATGTGTGTCTCCTGTGTTTATGTGGTTTAAGTAAAGGCAATCGATATCGGGGAGCCGCTCGCCCAATCCATGCGGTATGAGAGCCGCGCTCCGAGGACACCGTTAAGGCTCTGAAGCTGCTGGGATGCCATGAGGTAGCCCTTGCCGGTGATCGTGATCACATAGCCCGCGCCGGTGCCTATCGCAAACGAGAACGGCGTTATGGTGTGGCTCGTTAAGTCCGTCCAGTAGTTTGCTGTTGACATGGCCGGAAGTTCCACGACCGTTTCAAACGTCGGAGCCTGGTTAACGAGCACCGGATTGCTTACCCCATTCGCGCCCGCCATATTCAGATTTGGCGCGTTATTTGCGTTATTCAAAGCGATGGAAAATGACTTCATAACGAGCGCGTCGGTGTTAAGCGTAATCGTACCGATGCACATCGGAGCCAAGCCGCCGTTATCTATCGCGTCCGTCAAGTCCGCTTCCGTGGGCGCGGTGTAAGTCCCGTCGAAATTCCACGCGCATATCAGCGGGGTATTCGGTGTCCCGGATATTGTCAGGTTCCCGACGGCATTACTGCAAAGCTGATAATAGCCGGTGCCGCTACCGTGCTTTGAAATCAGCGCAACAGCAGTCTGGTTTACGGCTATCGCCCCATCGATGTCATAGGTCGTGCTAACGGTCGTGGCGACGGTTTCCTTTATTCCGCATGCCTTCAACAGAAGCGCATCAGGCGGTGTCTTCGCGCCCCCGGATGATCCCGACGGATTCATTTCCGTTATGAAACTCATCCGAGCGAACTTCGGCCCCGCCTGCGCTGCCTGCCTCGCATTAAGCGGATATTGCGCGGTGTCATCGTACATGATCGCATCCGCCACCTGTAGGTTCAAGGCCTTGACCGTCCGGGTCTTGCTGTTGAATCCGAT